TTTCGAATTTATGTAAATCGGATCTACACATAGGGCAATTAGGTATATTTTTATTTGAAAATGTATCGATATGTTCACATATACAATTTTTACAGAAGTTATGATTACAGTTTGTTATAATAGTTTGAATAAGAGGGTGATCATCAAGGCAAATGGGACAAGTAAATTTTTGTTTGAGTTTTTTACTGGAATCCAAATTGAGTATTGAAATATTTATTGTCCATTTTTCTCTTGTGGGAAATTTTTGTGGTATATAATAGAAAGTTCTACTATATTCATCGTTATTTCTATTTCTATATACGGTCATCATTTGGTTTCTGATTTCATGATAATAAGTGAATGCTTCTGCATGACCATATTCTTCTTGATATAAAAGTATAAAATTATTAAAGTGTTTAATACCTCCTAATTGAGCCAATAATTTTTGATGACACCATGATTGTAGTCTTGAAAGTATATAAACTTCACTTTCGTTGCTGGTTTCTGGCATATAGCAAAAGTTAATTGCTAGATTGCGTTTGAATTCAACATCAATAAGTTCTACTAATAAATATTTTTTTACATTATAATAATTATCGAATGACCGGTATGGGAATTCATCTGGAGCCATTTCTAATAAGTTGATCCATTCTAATTCCAAATTTTGATATTGTTCGTTGGTTAAATTCATATTGATTTTATATTATGTAATATATTTTAGTTTAAAAAAGTATATCAATTTTTTCTACAAACTACTTAAATATTCAATATGTGTAATATTCATATGAGTAAGCTTGATACCGTAGAAGAAGAAAACGTAAAATATAAAATAGCCGATGAAGATAATGCAGAAGAAATAGATAATACTAAAATAAAGCCTTCTATTGAAGAGAATCGATCAGAGAATTTAACTATGGAACAAAAGATAAATGCATTTAAAATTAAACATAATCCCGTTTTATATATATTGACACCGTGTTTTGGTAGTCTTTGTTATGTAAATTATGTACATTCTTTAATGAGAACTACAGAATTGTTTCGTAAATTTCAGATACCATTAAAAGTGGAATTTTGTAAGAATGATAGTTTGGTATCAAGAGCAAGAAATAATTTGATAGCACGTGCGATGACAGATAAAAGTGCAACACATTTTTTATTTATTGATAATGATATAACTTGGGAACCTATGGACATAATGAAATTATTATTGTGTGAGAAAGAGTTGGTCGGTGGTATTTATCCTTTAAAGAATTATGATTGGAATAAATTAATGGGTGATCCTCAAAATCCATATAATTCAAATGTAATCCAATCTATGTTACAGAAGAAAAATAATTCTCAATTAAAGAATATGTTGAGCGATAGTGTAATGATTCAAGCAAATTTATTAAGATACAATATAAATTATTTAGATTCAGTTTTACAAATAGATAAAAATATGGCTCGTGTAAAGCATCTTGCAACAGGTTTTATGATGATTCATAGACCGGTATTAGAAAAAATGATGAAATCTTATCCTTCAACAAAATATGTGGATGATGTAAATTTTCTAAGACCAGAAGAAAATGAACATGCATATGCTTTATTTGATTGTGGTGTAGAAGATGGTCATTATTTTTCCGAAGATTGGTTATTTTGTAGTAGATGGACAAAATTGAAAGGTGAAATATATGTAGATGTATCCATAAATTTGTGTCATACAGGTATTGAAGATTATAAGGGATGTTATGTATCTACAATAATGTAATCAAACAAATATAAAATTATATGGAATCATAAGTTGTTTGATTTTGTTTATATCGTTTTTTTTATTTTCACCGTTTAAATAATCTTCCATAATTTGATAATATTCTTGCATAATAATATCCATATTAAACATGTTGCAAAGTGAATCAAGTTCGTCTTTGCTTTTTGCGTGATTTTTATGACATATCCAATAATGAAAGTCTTCTATTAAAGATGTATCATCGGATTTATATTGTTTGTATAAATCCAGACAATTTTTTAATGATCTTTTTTGATCTAAATTATAATCGGTTCCGGTTAATACCATTATTTTCAAAAAGTCATTATGTGTGATTTTTAATTCACGTAATATATTTTCAGTATCATATATTACGGCACTTTTTTTCATAAGACTTAAATATCGAATAACTTTTGGACAATTTAGTAAAAACATATCGCAATCATCACTCAAACACGCATATGCAATACCAGATTTAACAAAAGATACACATAAGTGGTCAGCTTCTTTAGGTGCATCAATATATGTGAATCCGAATGCATCGATTAGTTGTTTTGTTTGAGAAATATCTTCTTGTGTGAGTTTAACCATTTTTTTGCGTAGTGTTTCAAGTTCTTCTGGAGAAACAGATGTTCCTGATTCTAAAAGTTCATAATATTTATGTTTAGCATCTCTTCGTTCGCTATTTCTTTGTTTGATTAGATCCCATTTTTCTGGCGGAGGTTTTCCATCAAATATAAATATAGGAATCACACAATAATATTTTAAAATGGACAAGAAAGTGTACATATTTTCCATTAATGTATTGTCTCCTAAAAAGTGATACATGTATATACTTATATCTACAGTAATAGTTTTTCCTTCTAATTCTCTGAAATACAATTTACGAATTGAACGAACACTACAATTGTCTAATAAGAATTTATTTAATTTTTTTATTCCCATATTTATTGTTAATACGTATGTGTAAGACTAATATAATATATTTGAATCAATTTTTTAATAATATACTAATATATATATACTAAATGGATACTGTATTCTCATTTTTTGTAGGTAGTGATGATGTTTCAGATGTAGTAGATGAGGGTATAAGTCAAACACAACAAGTAGAAAATAATCAAATTAACGAAACTAATTTTATTAAACAAGGAGAAGAGAAGAATATATTAACTCTTATTCCAAATTGTGAAACAAAGAAAAAAGGTTTGATTTGGAATGAAGATTATACTGAAGGAGATAAAAGAGATGCATATAGTGCTTTATATGATCATTTAGTTGAGAAACAATATATAAAGACTGAAGTAAGTGGTTCATCTGTTTTTTCAGGTGAGTCGGTTGCTACAATAGATAAAGGAAAAATAGATAAAGATAAATTAATGTTTAGAAAAGATGACCCTAATTTTCCAGAAATATTAAAGTGTTTTAATATTGATAGTGAAAAATTAAAGACATTTTTTAGAGAATATAAATACAATATAACAGATGGAGCATCATTATTTACAGGTGGAAAAAGGAAAAAAACCGTTAGAAAAAAGAATAAACGAAAAAACAAACGTAAGTCATCTAAGAAAAAATAAAATTATAATAGTTTTATTATAATATTAACACAACTCAATTTAGAGATATAAATCTTTATTGAATATATATTCCAGTAAAAATGAATTATAAAGAAGATTCAAAGAAAATAAAAGAGTTTTTTTCCGAATTTAAAAAAGAAACAGATATATTTTCATCAAAGTCAAGAACATTTTTAAAGAAGATTTTTAAATTAATGGAAACAGCTTCAATATGGAATCCTCGTGTTGTTCATACAGTTTTAAGTGAATTACCAAAAGGTGATAAATATGAGATTATTGACGATGAACTTCAACAAAGATGTGAATCATTAGAAAGTTTTCGTAAATATGAATTTTCCATAGGTTCTCAAGATAGTAATCATAAGATTAATGTGTATTTATCTTCTTTAAAATCTGATGTAAAGCAATTTCCTAGGGTGTTGAAGAAGATAAAAATATGGATATATACTTTAATTCATTTTATAAAAGAATTGTGTTCTCCGAATATAAATATTTATTTATATTTCACGGATCATAAAAAGAAATTGCCGGATTCATCAAAGACAATAATTGATGAAACGAATGCAAATACAGCATTTACATTTGCGTGTAATATGAAACGTACATCTAACGATATTTATGTATATCGTACAGAAGAGTGGTTCAAGGTTTTAATACATGAAACGTTTCATACATTTGGATTGGATTTTTCAGCAAAGAATCAAATACGATTAAATGAAATGATTCATAGTGTATTTCCTGTTAAAAATGATCCGGCTTTTTATGAAACATATACTGAAGTTTGGGCTGAAATATTAAATATAATGGTTATTACATTAAATATTAAGAATGAAGATAGTAGATTTGATAAAATGGAAAAAATGGTATTTTATGAGTCTTTATTTTCTCAATTTCAGTGTGCTAAAATATTGGATTTTATGGATATTGAATATTATCAATTATGGGGAAAAGACGCAAAGTCTATTGAAAAACGTAATGAAAAATATAAAGAAAATACGAATATAATGGCTTATTTTATTTTCAAATCGGCGTTTTTTTATAAAATCAACGATTTCGTTGAATGGTGTATCCAACATAATAATAATTCTTTGAATTTTAATGGAAAAAATGATGTCAAGTTTTTCAAATTTTTATTGAAAATATATAATCAAGCGGATTACATACAAACGATTCAAAATATGAAAGAGTTTATTGCGAAACAGTCAAACAAACAAGAGTTTGTATTAAAAACATTACGAATGTCTATGAACGAATAGTTTTTCTGGTTTTGCGTTTTGTATTCTTACGTATTTTGGTTTTATGTTTCTTATGCAATTTTTTACCACCTGATTGACTAATTTCCCCATTTTGAAGCTTTAATGCTATAGTACAAAATGTTGTTTTAAATTCCTTTCTACATTCAGGGCATTTTCTTGCATTTATAGTTACAGTATGTTCATAGGCAGGATCATCCGGTTCATAACTGTATTGAAACTCTTGTTTTTTACAAAGTTCTGTAATGCAATCTGGACAGAAAGAATGGTTGCAAGGTAATTCAATTAGAGTAGTATTTTCTTCCATACATATATTACATGTTCCTTTTTTAGGTTTATAGATATTTCTTAGTCCGTTGATAATAATAGGTTGCATTTCGGGTAAATCTTTTAGAAATTTATTATCAACCATATAATCAATAGCTGAATAATTACTATCATTATTCTTAAGAGGATCAGCACCTTTATTAATGAGACCCATTATAACATCTATATTATTATTTTCAGAACCAAAATGTAGAACTGCCAAATTAAGAGGTGTGCAATTAATATAATTCATAGATTCAATATCAGCACCCTTATCAATAAGAGCCATGGCTATTTCATCATGACCATATAAACATGCAATATGAAGAGGTGTATTTCCCTTATTAGTTCTAATGTTTATGTTAGCACCTTTTTCAATAAGAGCAACGGCTAGTTCAGTCTTTCCCATCCTACATGTAATACCTATTGGTGTATATCCTTCCTGAGTACGAGCATTCACATCAGCACGTTTATCAATCAGTGCAAACGCAATTTGTTTGTCAACTTTTATTTTTCTGTTCAGAATACATACATGATGTAGAAGTGTCCAGCCCCCATTATCAACGGATTTAACAATATATTCGTATTCGTTCAAAAGTGTATTGACTTTATCAAGATTACCTTGTTTAATTGCATCAAGAAAATCTCGTTCACGAACAGGCATACCTCCTTTTATTTTTGACCTAAATCTCTTGGTTTTATTTTTAATTTTATTGTTTGATTTCATATATATATATAAACATTAAATATAGTAGTATTGATGTGTTTTAGTTCGGAAGTAAGTTTAGGTACGTTTGTATTTTCATGGGCGGCATCTTTATATGTAATAAATACGCGTACTTTGAATTTTATACAGTTAAATAACGTATATCTTTTGATGATATTTTCTAGTATGCAGCTGGTGGATTTCATATTATGGAGTATTAAGATGAAAAAGAATTATATAAATTATTTTGTAACATCTATAGTTGTTCCATTAATTTTAAGTGGGATGTTATTTTTCAACGCTCTTGTTTTCAATAAAGGAAAGAATATGATACTTAATATTGTTTCTTTTATTGGTTCAATATATTTGTTTTATAGATTTAATGGTTATTCAAAATCGGTATGTGAAAATAAATTATCTTCTCCAGTTTGGGCTTCAAAAGAGGTTAGTTATCCGGAATTGATATTATATGTAACTGCCATTTTCTATCCAGTTTGGAAACACATTTTCTTTGCAGTTTTCGTAATATTTCCATTTATTTTCGTAATATCAAATGGTGCGTATGGTTCTTTATGGTGTACTATTTCAAATTTGGCAGCTGTATATTATTTATTTGCGTATTAAATAATGAGTCGATATAAATATAAAGGCAAAATACATATATTATGTAAAATATGATTTTTTTATTAAATATAATAAAAATATTATTTTTGATAATTAGTGTAAGATGTTTTCATTTGAATCCTACAAAAAGAATAAATAATATGGTTTTGAATGATGATAAAGTGCCTCCTATGTGGAGTTTGATAAGCACGCCTTTAAAAGAACAAGCCCGTAGATGGTTTATAAATAGAGCAATATTGAAAGGTATTGACTGGGAAAAACTAACAGATTATTATAAAATTCCTACAAATTTTGCGGAACTTGAAGAGTTCAAATCAAAACTAGAGGATACAACAGTAAAATATCCTGAATATTTTTTGAAGCCATTTCATGGTTATGATGAAGGTAATATGAATTGGTTGGCAGCTCAAGAGAATGAGGCAGCATCTTTATCTATGTGTGCAAATTATTGGAAAGGAGTATGTGCTTTGGATTCTGAAAGATGGGTTCGTTATAATGTATCTAAAAACATAAAGTCGTATATTCGTGATACTGAATTGTATGATAGTCTCGAAAGTATTTTAGATGTGGGATGTTCAGGTGGTATTTCAACAGAATATTTAAAGAAAGGTTTTCCGCAAGTTTCCAATATATATGGTTTAGATTTGAGTCCTTATTTTATTTCTATAGGAGCATTTCGTTCAGAAAAACAGAATGCAAATATAGAATATGTTCATGCAAATGCTGAAAAGACTCCTTTTTCAGAAAACACATTTGATTTGATAGTTTGTAATTTTTTATTTCACGAAGTTCCTCCAAAGGCTACACAAATAATATTAGATGAAATGATGCGTATATTAAGTCCTGGAGGAGTATTAACTGTAGTTGATCTTGATCCAGAAGTGTTAAAGGGAGATGCATTATTAAGTCAATTTCGTAAGTGGGCTTTTGAAGTAACAGAGCCCCATATATACAATTATTATGAATCAAACATTAGTAAATATTTAGAAGAAGCCGGTTTTCAAGATGTAGTAAAGAAATCGAATGATCCAATAAATGCAGTTTGGTTAGGAAGAAAATCTTCAGAATTATCAAATAAGTTGTATAACATTACTGTAAAAGATATATGTGACTGTTGTACAGACTGTGACTGTGAGTGTTGTACAAACACATCAGATAGTTATAAAAAGTTACCAAAATATAGTTTTACTACTTTTGATTATGCTGTATAGACAATATAATTAGTTGGTGTTTTTTATAATTTTTCTATTATTAATGTATATATGTCCATTAATAGTAATACTTTATTTCAATCTGTTGGTAAAGTTACAGCAGAGAGATTTCTGATTGTAGGTGATGAAAGCAATAATCCAAGTATTGAATTATCTGCAAATGACATAACTTCTTTGATGGTAAATAATAAAATAATAGAAAAGGATATTTCTTTTACCAATATAAGTGTAAAAACAATAACACAAACTTATACAGAGAAGAATTTTATAAAAGACAATTATGTAAAAACGGATTATGATGGATTGAATGTTTTATCTGAATCACAATTATTACGTATTGTAGATAGTAATGATCAACTTATTTTGGGAGCAACAACAACAACAAATAGAGGTTTATTGTATTCATATAATGGAAATGATTGGTATGATATAAGTAGTTCTTTAACAAGTTGTGAGAGTGTTTTTATAAATAAAACAGAAACATATATAGCTATAGGTGAAGGTCCAACGCCGATATTATATTCATATGATGGTGTTTATTGGAATGATGCAAGTTGTAATGGAATATTTACAAAAGCAAAAAGTATAGCTTATGGTAATGGTTTATATGTAGCAGTAGGCGAAGGATCAAATACAGTAGCATATTCATATGATGGTATAGAATGGATTGGAGGAGGTAAGTCTATATTTTTATCAGTAGGAAATTCTGTATTTTATGGAAATAATATGTGGGTAAGTTGTGGTAGTGGTTTAAATACTTTGGCACATTCTTCGGATGGTATAAATTGGACAGGTTTAGGAAATTCAATATTTACTTTCAGAGGTAATTCAGTAGTTTATTTTAAAGGTAAGTATGTAAGTGTTGGAGAAGGATCATCAAATGGTATAGCTTATTCTAGTAATGGTATAAACTGGACTGGATTAGGAAAAACATTAATTAGTTCTGGTTTTTCTATAAATTATGGAAGTGATCGTTTTATAGCGGGTGGTGAAGGACCAAATACAGTAATATATTCTTTTGATGGAATTAATTGGCACTCTTATGCAACAAGTTTATTTACATCTTCTTGTGTTTTTGTAGGACATGCTGGTTCAACAATATATATTGTTGGAGGTCTTCAAGGCACAACTATGTATACTTCTGAAAATGGTATTTCTTGGACTTTACATAATAATATTAATTTTAAATTAGTTGGATTAGCTTATAAGTATGATCATAGTATAATATTTCCTAAAACACATATGGTTGCAGTTGGTGAAGATAGTTCACGTACGATGTCTTGGAGTCCGGATGGAATAACTTGGAATGATATTTCCAACAATATTTTTGATAGTGGAAAGGTTTCTTGTTATAATGGCAAATATTGGATTGCTGGAGGAGTAGCGCCAGTAGACAGTTCATACAATTTGGCTTATTCAGAAGATGGTAAATCGTGGACAAGTGTACAATCAACTTTGTTTGAGACTTCTGTCCAAGGTCTTGGGTTTGATCAAACACATCATTTAATGATTGCTTGTGGTTCGGGTTCTACAAATACCATTGCATATAGTTATGATTATGGTTTAACATGGATAGGTCTTGGAACTTCTATATTTTCAATAAGTGGAAATGGAGTAGCACATAATGGTGAATTATGGATTGCTGTAGGATCAGGTGTAAATAATACTATTGCATATTCAAATGATGGTTTAAATTGGAGTGGTTTGGGTAAAACAATATTTTCAACAAGTGGAACTGCAATATTATATAAAAATAAAATGTGGGTGGCAACTGGTCAAGGTACAAATGCGATTGCTTATTCTTTAAATGGAATTAATTGGACAAATGTAGTAAATACTCCTTTGACAAGTGGATTAAGTGTGGGTTATAATGGACATAAATGGTTAGCATGTGGAACTACTAGTACAGATGTGAAAAAGATTCGTGTAAGACGAGTTTCACAGGACAATTATACACCAAATGTGAATGGTATAAATTTAGAACATATTTCTGAAGTACAAATGTGGGTAAATGGAACAAATGTTGCTACAAATGGTACAGCGAGCACATCTTCTGGTTTAAATAATAATTTGGCAAATAATTTAATAGATAATCAAATAACAGGATTTTCTGGTTATTTACCAACTATTAGTTTGATTGGTAGTTCTCCAATAAATAGTGAAAAGGATATGTCTTACAACGATGCTGGTGCTACGGCAGTTGATTATAATGGATTAAATATAACAAGTCAAGTTATTGTGTCTGGTGAAGTAAATATAAATGTTGTTGGATCATATACTTTGATTTATAGTGTAACTGACTCATATGGTGTGTCATCGAGTATTACAAGAATAGTTAATGTAGAAGATACTATTCTTCCTGTTATTACATTAAATGGTGATGCGAGTGTAACGATTGATGTAGATACGTCTTATAATGATTTAGGTGCTATTGCTAGTGATTTTGACAGCCATAATTTAACTTCATCTATTGTTGTAAACAATCCAGTAGATATTACAACGGCTGGAACATATTATGTAACATATAATGTTACAGATCCAGCAGGAAACACGGCGACAGAAGTTGTGCGAACTGTAGAAGTAAGATCAGGTGAAGTTTTCTTTTACTCAAACGCCTACTCCTTCGCCGCGTTGAAGCCAGACGGATCTGTAGTAACTTGGGGTTATCCTGACTACGGAGGAGACTCTTCGTCTGTGTCGTCGTCTTTGAGCAGCGGCGTCTCTGAAGTCTATGCTGGCGGCTACGCCTTTGCTGCGTTGAAGGACGACGGTTCTGTATTAACTTGGGGCGACTCTAGCTTCGGAGGAGACTCTTCGTCTGTGTCCTCATCTTTGAGCAGCGGCGTGTCTAATATTTACTCTAATGCTTACGCCTTTGCTGCATTGAAGAATGATGGGTCTGTAGTGACGTGGGGTCACTCCTACTACGGAGGAGACTCCTCATCACTGCCTCCGTCCTTGAACAGCGTGTCTACAATCTACACAAATAAGAATGCTTTTGCTGCTTTGAAGACAGACGGTTCTGTGGTGAGTTGGGGTGACTCTAACAATGGAGGAGACTCTTCGTCTGCGTCTTCGTCTTTGAGTAGCGACGTCTCTGTCATATACGGGACAGACGGAGCGTTTGCTGCTTTGAAGACAAACGGCTCTGTAGTGACTTGGGGCTCATCGAGTAAAGGTGGTGACTCATCGTCTGTGTCGTCGTCGCTGAGCAGCGGAGTGTCTATTATTTATTCGGGTCCTCAAGCGTTTGCAGCGTTGAAAGACGACGGTTCTGTAGTCTCTTGGGGGGTTAGCGCCCAGGGAGGAGACTCGTCGTCGGTGTCGTCGAGTTTAAACAACGTCGTATCGATTACCTCTAATAGAAGCGCGTTCGCAGCATTAAAAGCCGACGGGTCTGTAGTAGTTTGGGGACATAACGACATGGGAGGAAACATGAGCTACATAACAGGGTATGTGCCAGAGTTGAGCAGCGGAGTGTCTGTGATATACTCTACTTTTATGGGAGCCTTTGCTGCGTTGAAGACAGACGGCTCTGTAATTGCTTGGGGCGACGGCACCTACGGAGGAAACTCTTCGTCTGTGTCTTCTTCATTGAGCAGCGGCGTGTCTGCGATCTACCCTGGCTCCAGCGCCTTTGCTGCGTTGAAGGATGACGGGTCTGTAGTAACTTGGGGTTCTTCCACCCTCGGAGGAGACTCTTCGTCTGTGTCTTCATCTTTGAGCAGCGGTGTGTCTGCGATCTACCCTGGCTCCAGCGTCTTTGCTGCGTCGAAGGATGACGGGTCTGTAGTAACTTGGGGAACAGCTGTCTACGGAGGGGACTCTTCATCTGTCGCCTCACAGCTGGCTGTGTAGATAGAAATCTTTTGTTCTATAACTTTTTGTCTAACAAATTTGAAGTAATAATATTTATAAAAATACGTATAAATATTATATATGAGTTCAAGTGAATCCATTACCGTTAATTTAGCCGAAGAATACACTCCAAGTAATATACAATCAATAGTTGTATATTCGCCAACAGGTGATTCTGAGGTAGTTGTGGATGATGTATTGAATGGTTGTGTTATTGAATTATTGAATGAAGATGACGTAGTATTGTATTCTACTCCAGTTATAACGCAAGGTAAACAATACAATCGTTTTGATGGTGCAGATATTTCGAACGCGTCTTTCAGCGAAACACCTTCTACTAGCGCTATTATTGAACCTCCAACAGGTGAATCAGATAAGATCCAAACGTGGGATTTAACAACAGATTCAATTTCTTCACCGTCTTTTACAAATACTTTGGTTGAGTCAATAGATGGTATTGATTGGAATACTTCAGTAACAAACAAGATGAATAAAATAAATTCTGTTGTGTGGAATGGATTTAGATGGTTGATTGGAGGTGAAGGATCAGATACTTTAGCTTATTCTCTTGGAGGAAATGATTGGACGGGTATTACAGAATCTGTGTTTGATTCTCATGTTTCAAATATTTCTTATGATTCTAAAACTCCGCATATAAATATTCAACATCCAGTTTTGGCATGTATGGAAGATTCAATAAACACTCTTGCATATTCTGTAGATGGTATACGCTGGAATGGTTTAGGAAATTCTGTATTTTCTGAATACGGAACAAATGTATTTTGGAATGGGTACATGTGGGTAGCTGTTGGAAAGGGATCAAACACAATTGGTTATAGTTTGAATTTGTTGGATTGGACAGGTTTAGGTGAATCTATATTTTCTATAGAAGGAAAAGATGTACATTATGATAAAAATAAATGGGTTGCGCTTGGTTCTGGTACAGATCATACCATTGGATATTCATATGATGGATTTAATTGGAGAGGTTTAGGAAATTCTATATTTTCTGTACAAGGAAATAGTTGTTATTATAATGGGTCAATTTGGATAGCTGTTGGAGAAGGTACAAATACAATAGCAAAATCTACAGATGGAATTACTTGGACGGGTCTTTCCAACACAATATTTAGTGTAAGAGGAACTTGTGTAATTTTTACAGGTAAATTATGGTTAGCTACAGGATCAGGTACAAATAGTTTAGCTTATTCCGAAGATGGCACAACTTGGGTGGGATTAGGTTTAACAATATTCTCTACACAAGGAAATAGTATTTCTTACGATGATCATAAATTAATGGCTGTAGGAGAAGGTACAAATACTATAGCAACTTCACAAGATGGTGGGTTAACATGGGTAGGTATTGGTCTTCAATCATTTAGTACAAGAGGAAACAATATAGAATATAATGGAAAGTGGTGGATGGCTTGTGGAGAAGGTACAAACAGTTTTATTTATTCAAATAATGGTGAAAGTTGGAATCGTAGTTTAGACGCTTTATTTAGTAGTAGTTGGGTTTTGTCGCCTGTTACTATAACGGTAGATTCTGAATACATAGGTCCTGGTAATTCAGTATACAAATACATAACGAGTGATTCTAGTGGTAATGGTAGTTTGTTTGGAACAATTAATGCTGTTCGTGGATCTACATTAACAATATATGTAGTAGGTGAGTATGTAGAACTTGTATCACATCCTATAAAGATAACTGAATACAACGACCAAGGTCAACATATGGCACCACTCACAGGTGTAGTAAGGGCAGACACTGGTGGTCAAAATAACGATGGAACATATAATTTGACGTGGACAGTTCCGACAGATACAACAGTAAATAAATATCAATATCAGTGTGAAAATCATGCACATATGCGTGGTATAATAAATGTTAGTCCTAGTGGTGTAAAGGGAATTAGTGCAAATAAGTTGTATAGAGATAGATATATACCGAATCAGCATTATTTGCAAGACAAGTTGGTTGTAGATGTAGGAGATTCTTTACAAAGTGGAGTTACACAAGTAGATTTTGGATATAAAACAAATGAATATAATTTGGAGGTGCCTTTAAATGAAGTATCTACTAATATCATTCAACTTTCAGGTAATAGTACTATTACTATTGAAAAGGGTTATCCTTATTCAGAGCCAGGTGTAGTATATCCAAGTGAATACACTTTATTAAGTGATGGAAGTGTTAATGAACATGTTGTAGGAAGTTATCTACTAACATATAGTTTATTAGATCAATTTGGTATTGTTATAAAGTCTATTTCTAGGACAGTAATTGTAGAAGATACGGTCATTCCTATAATAACTTTACTTGGAGATTTATCTATAACTGTTGAAAAAGATCATGCATATGTAGAACCCGGATATACAGCATTAGATTATTATAATGAAGATATTAGTAATAATATTATTATTAATAGTAATGTAGATTTAAGTACTCCTGGAGTATATAATATAACATATGATTTGAAGGATAATGCAAATAATTCAGCTATTCAAAAAACACGTACAATAACTGTGCATGACACAACTCTTCCTGTTATTACATTAATTGGAGGTTCTTATATAGAAATTCCTGAAGGTTCAACTTATAATGAGTTAGGAGCTAATGCCACAGATTTTGAGAATGTTGATTTGACTCCATTTATTACTATAGATGGAAATGTGGACACTTCTACAGGTGGAACATATAGTGTTAGATATAACGTTGGAGACTTTGCAGGAAATAACGCAATAGAAGTAATAAGAACGGTTGTTATAGGAGATTTAACAGGACCGGTGATTACTTTGGTTGGAGGAACAATTGAATTGTTTGTAGGGGATTCATATGTTGAACCTGGGTTTACTGCTATAGATTTGACAGATGGGGACGTTAGTAATAATGTAGTTATTACAAACACAATTAATAATGCTGTTGTTGGTGTATATAATGTTAAATATAACGTTGGTGATGTTGCGGGTAATTCTTCTGAAGCAACCAGAATTGTAAAAGTTAAAAATCCTCCACAATGGAATGAAGTCGGAGCATTTGTTGGTGATCTTGTCACTAATGACAGATTAGCTAATAGCGCTTTAAGCTCAGATGGCAATATTATTGCAACTGCAAATTGGATGGGTAGTAGTGATAAAAGAGGTAGGATAAGAGTATATCAACGAAATGGCTCATCATGGACACAAATTGGACAAGATGTAATCGGCTTGACTGGAAGTGTACCTTTAGTAAGTCTAAGTTCCGATGGAACTATTTTTAGTATGACAAGTGATCAATATGACACCAACAGCGTTTTAAATGTAGGAGCTGTAAGAGTATTTCAATATAATGGCTCATCGTGGGTACAAATGGGACAAACTATTAAAGGCTCTAATCAAAATGATATGATTGGAAATTCAAGAATAAGTGCAGACGGCAGTACTTTAGTTATATCAAGTTGGCGTAACGATCGTGCAGTTAGTGTATATAAGTATAATGGATCGTCATGGATACAACATGGACAAACTCTTGTAGAAAGTTCTGACGAGAGATATGGTTTAGCCACAGCAATTAATTCAGATGGTTCAATTATAGCTGTTTCAGCTCATTATGCTGATAAAAATGGGATAGATCGGGCTGGTACAGTATATGTGTATCAATACGATGGATCATCGTGGGTACAAATTGGGTATTGGGAAGGTACACAAGGTAATCAAGAAGAATTAGGATATAATTCATTAGGTTTATCTTCGGATGGAACAATAATTTCTATGAGTGGTCGTCAAAGGCTAAATGACTTCGCCGCCAGAGTAAGAGTGTTTAAATATTCAAATGGAGTGTGGAATCAATTAGGAACAGATCTTCTTGGTCCTGGTACGAGTGATCCTAGTGTATATCACTATCAATATAATTGGTTTGGATATAATAATACTTTAAATCCAGACGGAACAATTATAGCTATTAGTAATTATTATGGACGCAATTTAACAGGAGGAACACCTAACAAAATTGGACATTTGTATGTTTATCAATATGACGAACAAACAACTTCATGGTCACAAATAGGACAAACTATGGTTGGAGAAAACCAAGATGATTCGCTAGGATATAGTGTCAGTTTGAATTCTTCCGGAACTGTAGTGTCAGTAGGAGCTACGTTTTATGATAGTGGTGGAGTTAGCAGCGTAGGTAAGGTTTATGTTTATGAATATGATGATGGTAGTGGAAGTATAGTAGATACAACTGCTCCAGTAATTACATTAAATGGAGATTCTAGTGTAGATATTTATGCCGGTGACTCTTATGTAGATGAAGGAGCTACTGCTACTGATGACATAGATGGAGATGTAACTTCTTTAATAGTTACTACAAGTACAGTTAACGTTGATATTTCAGGATCATACACAGTAAAATATAACGTTGATGATCTTGCAGGTAATTCAGCTAATGAAGTTATTCGTACAGTAAATGTTTTACCTCCTCTTCCTGTGGTTGAACATATTTATTCGACTATTAAAGCATTTGCAGCTTTAAAGACTTATGGAACTGTAGTAACTTGGGGTGATTCGTCTTGGGGAGGAGATTTTTCATCTGCGGAAGTATATTTGAGCAGCGGTGTGTCTGTGATTTACTCTACCAGCTCAGCCTTCGCCGCCGTGAAGAATGACGGGTCTGTAGTAACTTGGGGAGACTCCACCAAGGGAGGAGACTCTTCGTCAGTATCTTCATCTTTGAGCAGCGGAGTGTCTATTATATACTCCAATAATTACTCATTTGCTGCGTTGAAGAATGATGGATCTGTAGTGACTTGGGGTGACGCCACCTATGGTGGAGACTCATCTTCTGTGGCGTCATCTTTGAGTAGCGGTGTGTCTTCTATAACTTCTACTACTTTGGGTGGATTCGCTGCGTTAAAGAATGATGGATCTGTAATAACTTGGGGTGACGCCACCTATGGTGGAGCAGACTCCTCATCGGTCTCTTCGTCTTTGAGTAGCGGTGTGTCTGTGATATACTCTACTAATTACGCGTTTGCTGCTTTGAAGACGGATGGATCGGTGATCACTTGGGGTCATTCTGACTGGGGAGGAAACTCCTCATCAGTATCTTCATTTTTGAGTAGTGGCGTGGCTGTCATCTACAGTAATGAATATGCATTTGCTGCCGTTAAGAATGACGGATCTGTAGCAACTTGGGGTGACTCTACATTTGGAGGAGACTCTTCATCGGTGTCATCGTCTTTGAGCAGTGGCGTATCTGTAATATACTCTACTTACTCAGCCTTTGCTGCGTTGAAGAATGACGGGTCTGTAGTGAGTTGGGGTTACTCCAACCCTAACTACGGAGGAGACTCTTCATCGGTATCATCGTCTTTGAGCAGTGGCGTGTCTGTTATATATTCTAGTCGTAACGCCTTTGCTGCATTAAAGACAGACGGTTCTGTAGTAACTTGGGGTGACCCTATGAGAGGGGGTGACTCTTCATCTGTATTTGAACACTTGACTGATGGTGTTATATCTATAACTACTACACAACACGCTTTTGCTGCTTTAAAAAATGACGGATCTGTAATAACTTGGGGTTGGTCTGGGTACGGATCAAACTCATCATCTGTAGATGTATTTTTGTATAGTGGAGTCTCTAAAATATTTTCAACAGGTTCAGCCTTTGCAGCTTTGAAACATGACGATAGTGTAATAACTTGGGGTGATTCATCTAATGGAGGAGATTCTTCGTCTGTTGCACACCGCTTGGCTCCAGAAAATGGAATTATTCAATATTATATTGCTAGTACTGCTAGTGTAGTTACAGGATCATCTGGAAAACGTGCATGGACTTCTCAAGGTGGTATTTCTGCAGATGGAACACGTATGGTAGTTGGTATTTATAGGGATCCTAATATAGGTTACGTATTATATTCTCATGATTCTGGAAATACATGGAATACTTCAACAATAAATAGTGTAAGTGGTTCAACTTTGTATGTAAGGGGGGTTCATTTATCAGATAATGGTATATATAGTTTATTTACACATGCTACAACAAGTATGGATGTATATTATTCGAGCGACGGCGGTATAACTTATAATGCTCTAAGCAAACCTGGAAGTAGTTATTTTCAAACTCATGGTATCAAGGTTAATGAAGAAGGTACAATAGCAATTGTTACAAGTTATGTAGGAATATCAGGTTATAATGTTCCATTCTTTGTGGGTTATATAAATAAAGATAATTTATCAAGTACATCATGGAGTATTGTATATACAAGTGGATGGAATCATTGTTATCAATTTTGTGCAAACAGCGATTATTCGCATGTATTTATGATGATGAAATCCGGTGTATTTATATTTAACAACAGCGATACATCAAAATTAACTGATACAAATTATTGGAATCAATCTACAATTTCTAGTATACGAAACTTAGATACACCCGATTGTGCGTCTTCAACAGATAATAAACTTATAGTAGTGCACTCTACTACTAGCACATCTAATATATATTTTTCTAATGATTATGGTGATAGTTTTTATAGTTTGCATAATAGTAATATAAACTATTCTGGTAGAAGGGTTGAGGTTTCAGCAAATGGAGATTATATAATAGTTTGGAAATACGAAGGTACAAATAGTATATATATATATCATCCAGGTGATAATGGTGATTATTCACAAGTAGGTGTTATAGATAATAGTATTATAAATTCAGACAAACACTTTTGTCATATATCTAATAATGGAACAATATTAGTTCAGAGAGGTAAATATAATGGTCAAAGTTCTAATAAATCATGGGTTGTTAAACATTTACCACCTACATATGTACCACCTACATGGATACAAAAAGGACAAACAATAAATGGTACTTCGTCTGGAGATCAGTTTGCAACTAGAGTAGCAATTAGTGGTGATGGATCGGTTATTGCAGGTGGTGCTATTTACAACGATCAAAATGGAACCTCATCTGGACAAGTACAAATATATAAGTTTGAAAACGATTCTTGGAATGTAATGGGTTCTTTTATATATGGCTATAGTGGTTCCCATTTAGGTATTGAGTTGGGTTTATCATATGATGGAAACATAATAGCTATGAGTGGACATGCTAATAATGGTCATGTAAGAGTCTATCAATACAACGGATCATCTTGGGTTCAGATGGGTCAAGACATCAACGCTGAAGGATCAGATGATCGTTCCGGTGTTGGTTTAGGATTAAGCTCTGATGGAACAATAGTTGCTATAGGTGCCGAAAATAATGATGGAAATGGATCTAATAGTGGTCATGTTCGTGTTTATCAATATAATGGATCATCGTGGACCAAGATAGGTCAAGACATAGATGGAGAAGCATCAAATGATAAAAGTGGTTGGAAAACAACAATAAATTCAGATGGAACTATTGTAGCGATTGGTGCATCTGGTAATGACGGAAATGGATCAAATAGTGGTCATGTGCGTGTGTATGAATACAACGGTTCGTCTTGGGTTCAGTTAGGTCAAGATATTAACGGTAGGGCTGCAAATAGTAGTTTGGGTGCAGCAGTTTCAATAAGTGATGATGGTAAAACAGTAGCTGCTGGAGGATATTCGGATAATTTAAATGGAACAAATAGTGGATATGCTGCAATATATGAATATAATGGAACTTCTTGGGTTCAAATGGGAAGTAATATTCATGGTAATAGTGGAGATTGGGCAGGATGGGCTGTAGCTTTAGATTCAACAGCAACACATTTAGCTGTAGGATTTTTACAACATACCAGCGGTCCAGGATATGTAAAAACATATGAATATGATGGAAGCTCTTGGACGGAGTTTGGAGAAACATTAACTACAAGTACAAATAACGATAGAACAGGAACTTCTGTATTTTTCGATTCGTCTGGAAATACGCTAATAATTGGCTCTTGTCAAACAGATTATAATACTAGTAATAGTGGTTCACTAAGTGTATATGAACGAATTTAATCAAAAAATAAAGTATTATAACCAACGGTATCTTCGATATAATACATTATTTTCATTTATTTTCCATTTTTCAAAGTTTCACGTACTTTCATTAAAATATAATCTGTTTGAGGTTCTTCTTTAGGAATCATTTTCATTAATTTTGCGTCTTTTGTTAATAATAAAACTTCTTTCAATACAACATTTTGCGAAAATTTAGCAAAAACGGCTTTTTCTCTTTCTTCCATATTTCTTCCACCGTAAAAGTCAGGGTCGATTTTGACATTACTAGGGCGTAATAATACAGATTTCTTTTTTCCTGTTTTAGAACCGGCAATAATAGCCATTTCCACATCTTTATTAATCTTTTCATCTCCACCATCTAAAGAAAACACTTCATAAAAATTAGTATTTGTCTTTTTAAATTTCGATGCTTGATAATAATGTTCTACAGTTGACCATTTTTTTCCATCCAATTCAAATGGAGATTCAAAATAATCATCCAACATTTTTCGCCAATCTTTATGTTTTTTCAAATTAAGTTCTTTGAATAAAGTTACTTTTTCAGGTTTGATTTTTTCATTATTACCTTTACCAGCTTTAGGAGTTGCAGCAGATTTATTATAATAAGTAAAAATAACATCATCATCAAACAAATGATCTAATTGTGAATCTTCTTCATCATCATTTGTTTTTGATCCCAAATCTGGGTCTATACCCATTTTAGATTTTAAATTACGGAAATCAGGAATATTATAATATGGACCGGCATTTTTCTCCATACACTTGATAATAATGAGCATTTTCACGTCATAAGGTATTTCAGAGAATTTAAAGGTATATTTATTTTTGTATGAGATCAATCGATAATGATTTTTTTCATGACTGATCATTACATAAAAATCAGGATTCGATGTATTCATTTCTTCATTATTTTCTTGACCACATTGCAAAACAGAATTCAAATCGTTTTCATTAAACTCATTTTCAGAAAAAATAACAAATTTAATATTTAAAGATTTTTCTAATGTAGACAAAGCCCAAGTATCTGCCCAAAATTTGGTTGTTTTAATTACTTCTCTAAAATCTTCCAAATTTTCCACACCTTCCATAAAATTAAATTCTTCCATCAATTCATCATTATTTCGAATTTCTTCTTGACATTTTTTATATTTATCAACTATGGTATCTGCGTCTTCTTTTATTTTTTGTCTTTGTTCTGCAGTTTGAGCTTTTTCCATACGTTTTTTCAAATCTTTATTATCAACTTTCATTTGTTCGATTTCTTTTTTTAAACTAGTTTTTTCTACAAGAGTTCCAACATAAATATTTCTGTATTGTTCAAACACTTGATCTGTTGCTTCATTAGATAATAGTGTACGTATTTTTTCAATAGTTGTTTTATAACCAATTTGCAAATATGCCATTCTCAAAGCATCCAACATACAATCTCCATTTTTGATTGTTTCAACAATATCATAATTATTATTTTTCATAAATTTTTCAATATAAGTAGCTTTGGATGAATCTTTGAAATCTTTTTTCATATTTTTGGCATCTTGTTGATTTTCTTCTAAAATCATCGCAGGAGGTTTAATTGATTTATCTATTTCAAAAATACCATCTTTAAGAACTTTATTAGATTTTTCCATTTCTTTAGATTTATCAATTTTGTCTGAATTTATGCGAAAAACATCATCATCGTCAGAATCAGAATCATTATTTGTTTCATCATCTTTTTCAGGACGTGTTTTTTCGTATTCTCGTTCAATATCAACAATATGAGTTTGTTTGATATCTACGGATAAACTATTAAAGAATTCATAATCAGCAAAACTATATAGAATAATATCTCCCAAACGGTTCAAATCTAATACATCATCATCATCCATAAATGTTTTTTGTCGTGCCTTGGTATCTCTTTGTTCACCTTCATATTCAAATGCTCCGATTTGTTTAAACACACGTTTATTATGTATTATATATACTGGTAAATAATAATGATTTTTTTTCGAAATTAAAACACGTTCTTTTCCAACAGCAATTAAATACAATTTATCAAATATTTCTGCTTTATATAATTGTGTTTCATAATTAAAATCTTCATCTTCCAATAATTTATTTTCATCATAATGTATATTTCTCTGAACTGTCATTAATATATATAATATAATCAAATTAATTTTATATATATTCACACATAGTTCTATATTTGAATATTGCTCGTGTAGAAAGACCAGCCTTTTCTTTGAGTTTATATTCTCCAATAGATTTAATATCTTCAATAACTTTAATATAGTCTTCATTTGTTTTCAAACACTCAATATATTCTTTGTTTAATAATAAAAATATATTTTCTGTAATTTCTTCAACTTGATTAACCATAATGGAAATATCGTATTTTTTCTTGACAATTGATGTTAATGTATGAATTATTTCGATATATTTTGTTTTACTAATAACATCTTGTTTTACCAAGTTCATTAAAAACAACGCATTAGACTTACGTATATCATTTTTCTTGTTATATTCGCAAAATTTATCATAATCTTTTTCAGCTTCAACATATTGTATTGTTTCAGTATTTTCAATATAATCATCAATATATTTTTTGACTTTATGGAAATATTCTTCTTTATTTGAAATATTTGTTACTAAAAATTTGTGTAATTTAGAGTATATTTCCGAGAAAAATTGATTATTACCAGATATTGTAAACAAAATTGTTAATACTTTATCATAATTCTCCATATTTTCTTTGTATGATTCGAGAGTAGCTATAATTTTATCACATGTAGTATCGAAATTATTTGCTGAAAGTTTATTCATTAAAGAACGTATACTACTTATTGATTCTTCTAATTCAGATTTAATTTCTTTTACAGGCATAGGTATATTTTTATCTTTTCCCCAAGAATCTCCATAATCACGTTTTTTCTTTTTTTTGTTTTCATACATATTAAAATGTGTATTTAATTGTGAAGATATTGATGGATTCTGTGTTTTACCTTTAAATAATTCATCTAATTCTGTAATAATTTTTAGAGTATTTTCAGGTAATTCATAGTTACATAATTTTTCGCTAAAAATAATATCTTCATAGTCTTTTAAATTGTATACCAAAGCTGTCATTTGTTTAAATATCAATACTTAATATATATAACATAATTTTATATTTATACTTTTTATTAATTATTTATTTATTTTAAAACAAGTTAAATATTTTAAACTATTTATGTATATATTTTTTTATGTCAGAATATATTGATAATGATAACATGTGTCAAGATTCTGATAATACAAATATTATAAAATTTGAAGATTGGGATAGTATGAATTTAAAAGAAGATATATTACGCGGTATTTATACGAATGGTTTTGAAAAGCCCAGTTATATTCAGAGTCAATCTATACCTGTAATAATAGAGGGTAAGGATGTAATTGCACAAGCCCAATCTGGTATGGGAAAGACCGGTGCATTTTCTATAAGTACATTACAAACAATAGATGTAAGTGAAAATAATACACAAGCATTATTAATATCTCCTACACATGAATTAGCAAAACAGACATATAATGTTTTAACAACTTTGGGTTCATATATAAATGGTTTGAATATAAAATTATTAATTGGTGGAACATCTATAAAAGAAGATATATCTTCTATGCAGAAAACGCCACCTCATATTGTAGTAGGATGTAGTGGTCGTGTATATGATATGATTCGACGTAAAAGTTTGAGAACACAATATTTAAAATTATTTATTTTGGATGAAGCTGATGAAATGCTTTCAAAAGGTTTTAAAGATCAAATATATGATATTTTTCAATATATGCCAAAAGAAATTCAAAGTGTTATTATAAGTGCAACTTTACCCGTTGAAGTATTAAATATTACTGATAAATTTATGAAAGATCCTACACGAATATTAATGAAAGTTGAAAAATTGAATTTAGAGTGTATTACACAATATTATGTTGCAATACATGATGATTATATGAAGTATGATGTATTAAAAGATTTATATTCATCAATAAGTGTTTCACAATCTATTATTTATTGTAACAGTGTTAATCGTGTAATGAATTTATATGATGCTATGAATGAACAAGGATTTTCAGTATGTTGTATTCACAGTTCTATGGATAAGATGACACGTGAAGCAGAATTCAAAAAATTTCGTGATGGTAATTATCGTGTATTGATTTCATCTGATATTACTTCACGTGGTATTGATATTCAACACGTAAGTACTGTAATTAATTTTGACATACCAAAATCTCCATATACATATTTACATAGAATTGGACGTAGTGGAAGATGGGGTAGAAAAGGTATGGCAATAAATCTAATTACCCGTAAAGATTTAAATATTATGAGAAAATTAGAAACATTCTATAAAATTAATATTTTAGAATTACCACAAAATTTTCAGAGTTAGGTTCTCAAATACTATTTAGGTTCTCAAATTCTTAAAATAGATTTGTACGAAAAAAAACAGAAAAATAAAACACAGAAAATATTTTGTATTTTTTATACACAAAATATTTTCGACGATTCGAGAACCCTTCGAGAACCAAATGCGTATTGGTTATGAAACATAATTCTTTTATACAATATATACGTTATTTATGGCATCATTATTAAATATGTTTATAGGAGAATCTTCCAATATACCTGAAGAAAAACCTACAAAAACAACTAATTTTTGTTTACCTATAGAATATTTAGATGAATCTGATATTTGTAATTTAAATGAATCGGTAATAGAAGATTTAGAGATGGTATCTCAAAAAAACGATGAAACAAAATCTACATGTATGTATGAGCATCTTGTAACACCAAATGATGAGTTCTCACACGAAATGATTCCAAAATTATCTAATAAATTCACACACAATACTATATTTTTGAAAGATAGTCAGGATATTTTAAGAACATTTCCCGAATATGAATTACAAATGAAAGAAAGTTATGGTTCTTATGATGTTTCTTATAGTGAAATTATGGAAGTATGGAAAGCAACAAAAGAAGACAAAAATTTTATGGAACGATATAGTTTTATAGAATTTTCGCCTTTAAAGTATTTGAATAAAATGCCAACATTTTTACAAGGAATTTCATTAATTAATATGTCTAGTCCTGTATTTAGTTTCATATTACCATTCTTCTTCTTTTTATTGCCATTTATAATATTAAAAATACAAGGTGTTCCTATTACATTTGAAATATATTTCGCTGTTCTCAAAGATATTGCTAAACATCATTTTATTGGAAAGGCTTTAACTAATATGTCAAATATGAATGGTCAGAATTTTTTATATTTGATATTATTAGCGGGTTTATATGTGTACAGTTTATACAATAATTATTTGTCTTGTATTCGGTTTTATAAAAACATAAATAATGTAAATAAATATTTGTCAAATTTGCAAAATTATTTAAAATATATGGTAAAGAGTATTGATGCATATTCATGTTTGGTAGAATCTAAAGATACTTATCGTAAATTTCATTTAAATATGATTATACAAAGAGACAATTTGGATGCTATGTATGAAACTATCAAACACATTCAACCTTTTGAACCTAGTTTTATGAAAATTACTGAAATTGGAAATTTACTTCAGTGTTTTTATGAAATTCATGAAAATAAAGATTTTGAAGAAGCTCTTAAATATTCATTCGGATTTGAAGGATACATGAATAATTTGAAAGGTATTAGTGGAAATATACAAAATGGAAATTTACATTATGCTACATTCTTAGATTTATATGAAGAAGATGAAGAGGAAGAGGAAGAAAAAGAAGAAGCTGAAGAAGAATCAAAGGAAAAAAGAAAAACATATACTGAATTTGAGAACCAATATTATCCTCCCTATGTAGCTTCTAAAGAAAATATAAAAAATGATTGTAGTCTAAAAAATAATTTAATCATTACTGGACCTAATGCATCTGGAAAAACCACATATTTAAAAGCAACTATTTTAAATATAATATTTACACAACAATTCGGTGTAGGATTTTATGACAATTGTAAATTAAAACCATACACACATATTCATTCATATTTGAATATACCCGATACCTCTGGACGCGATAGTTTATTTCAAGCTGAATCCAGACGATGTAAAGAAATAATAGATCAAATTTCTAACAGTAATACTAATGAAAGACATTTTTGTATTTTTGATGAGTTATATTCTGGAACCAATCCTATAGAGGCAACTAAATCTGCATATTCATTTTTAGCATATTTATCAAAATTCGAGAACGTGGACTTTTTATTGACTACTCATTATACTTCTATTTGTGATAAATTAGATAGTTCTCAAACAATAAAAAATATGAAAATGAATACATTATACGATGAATCCACATCTGAAATTACATATGAATATACAATAAGTGAGGGTATTTCAAAAATACAAGGAGCAATATTAGTATTAAAAGCCATGGATTATCCACAAGAAATTATACAAGAAATTAATGATTATGAAGAATAATCGTTAGGTTCTCGAAGGGTTCTCAAATCGTCAAAAATATTTTGTGTATAAGAAATACAAAATATTTTCTGTGTTTTATTTTACTGTTTTTTTTCACACAAATTTATTTTAAGAAATTGAGAACCTAAATAGTATTTGAGAACCTGAAATATTTATTTAAGGTAATTATAGATTAATAATTTAAATAGTACATCTATTCCATACTTGTTCCCACCATAACCAAATTACTTTTGGTACTTAAGTCATTATTTACAAGTTTTAGTTATAATAAGTTTAGATAATAATCGTTAGGTTCTCGAAGGGTTCTCAAATCGTCAAAAATATTTTGTGTATAAGAAATACAAAATATTTTCTGTGTTTTATTTTATTGTTTTTTTTCACACAAATTTATTTTAAGAAATTGAGAACCTAAATAGTATTTGAGAACCTGAAATATATAATTATATTATATATATGACAAAACCATCAAAAAAATATAAAAAAAAATGTAAAAGAAAAACAATAAGAAAAAGAACAAAGAAACAAAGAGGTGGTGATCAATTACTCAATTATGAACATCTTAAAAATGATGTACCAAAATATATGGGTCGCTATTTTAAATTAATTCCAGCTAGTCCAAATGCTCCTGCATATACAGCAAAATTTATAGGTATGGAATTTGTAACTCCAGAAAAATTAATTTTTCAACTTGTAGATGAAAATAGTTCTGAAGTGAGTTTTAGAGTACTTGTACCCCCTAGTACATATACATTTCAAGTGACATCACAACCAATAAGAACAGCAGCAGGTGGTAAAAGAAAAAGAACAAAGAAACAAAGAGGTGGTGATGAAGGAAACCCCGTAATTTTAAGTTTTAATAATCTTTTAAATGAAAATCCTCATCCAACATTAGTAAATCAAAATAATTGTCATTATATTGGTAAAAAATTTGATATCATTCTCCCATCAAGAAGAATTTCGAGATACAGAAATTTAAAGTATGTTGGAGTTTTGTCCAGTTGTACTGAACCTAATTTGATCTTTAAAGGTGAATTCAATAATATATATTTTAGTGAGTCACAATACGGACATCATAAATTTAAATTATTACCAGAAACACCAATAACAGTAGCAGGTGGTCCACCTTATAGTGAAGATGATTTAAACGTAATTAGTGAATTTATTAGTGAAGTGTCAGTACGTAAAAATATAGGTAAAATAAAAAAAATGATTAAAGAACACGACGAAACAATAGGTCTTGTAAAATACGTAAGTAAAACTGGATGTACAATTTTACACTATATGTTTAGATTTTCTCTTCATGTCGATGAAAAAGATTTAAAAATTATAGAATTATTAATAGAGAACGGTATTGATGTTAATCATCAAAATAATATTGGAAATACAGTTTTACATATCATAGCAGATAATAGTGATTTTATAGATCTTATGTGTGCGATTCAAAAAAAGATTGATTTAGTGTCTGAAATTATTACATTACTTAGAAAACTTGGAGCAAATGTGAATATACTTAATCATGCTGATCAAAGTCCTATAGTACTAGCGAAAGTGCATGATGCTTGTGCACAGATCCAATGTGCGTTTACTCGTCCTTTGGAAGGTGCAAAAAATACAAGCCATGGAACATTACACGAATTTGTTAGGAATTTTCCTATGTGTGCCACTTCGGCTGATATAAATGCTGAAGAATTATAATGATTAGGATAATGATGATATTATGTTTTAATAAAAACAATAATTTTTTCATCTGTGGTTCTATGTTTAGTCATATGTGCATTTTTATTATGCATGGGTAATATTTTCTTTTTATCAAAAAAAGTAGACGTTATGGTATTCATATCTTCTACAAGACTATAATATTTTCCTGTTTGATAACTTCCGTAATCGGATAAAATATAGCATAATCTTCCTCCTTTTTTGAGAACGGCATAACATAATTGAATAGTGTTTAACCAGTATCCATGTAACCATTCATTATAATTTTTGTATCGATTGGTGCTTTGATCTTTTCCGGGATATTTTTCAAGTTCATAATATGGAGGGCTAAAGAAAACAACATCGAAGTGTTCTAAATATTTTCTTAAAAAAGTTTTGTTATGGAAAAGGTCTTCTGATGGATGGCAATAAATCCTAACATTTTTATTTTTGTATGATTTTCTAGCAAATTCTCGTGTTTTTTCACACACGGATTTAATAACATCGGTTCCTACATATTCTACGACTTCATCGCATTCTAAGAATCCATAACAATAAGAAGACCACCCGAGTGTTGGTGTAAATATTTTAGTACCTTTTAATAAAGATTTATTTAAAGAATATACTAAATAAGGATTTAATATGGAAGCACGAAAATAGAAACTGGAAAACACACTTCCGATTCTATTTTGTTTGATATAGAACAAAGCACTAGGTGTTAGAAGTTTATAATCGATAGTTTCATTATTATATAGATCTTTTAGAACACTGAGAAAAGTAGGTATATCAAATCCCGACTGTGTATTTTGCAAAATATCAAGATAGTGTATATTTCGTATAATATTTTTGTATTGTACAAGTGAATTATTATTAAGTTCAGTTTGTTTCATATGATTTGTTTGAGATAGTTGATGTATGGGTGTTGGATTCAAAGATTTATTATAAAATCGACGTAAATATAATTCACGGTTCTCCAAATGATCATACAAATGTTTCAAATCTTTAATATTAATAGAACGTTCCTTAATATATGTATTTAAATCAACTATTTTTCCATTAGATGTTCTGACTTTGTATCTAGAGTTGAAATCTGAAAAGGTGATCGAATTTTTATTTCTAAAAAAAGAAATAAATTTATCGATAGAGATCATTTTATTATAAGTTTTTTATACTTATAATAGAATCATAATTTTTTGTGTTGTTTATTAAAAAAATGTAAATATATTATTTATCTTCTAGAAACACTTCTTCTAACGGTATTAAACCCTTCATCATCGGTTTCTCTTCTTTGTCTTCTTGGTCTAGGTTTGTATTCAGAAGTTCTTTCAGAAGGTGGTCCTCTGGACTCTCTATTTTGACGTCTAATTTCACACATAATTGGGCCTCCATCAATACCAGTAATATTAATGGCTTGGAACTCATGATCACTTCCTTCTTTTTTTTCTTCAAGCTTAGACATTTGAAATTCTACATATTCACCTTGTGTAAGATATTTATATTGTGAATCATTTAAAGTAATATTAGAATAATGAGCAAAAATATCTTTTGTTTCATCACCAATCTTAACAGAAATAAATCCATATCCGGATTTATTGTTGAACCACTTTACTTGTCCTTGTGTCTTAACCGTACTTTCGCTCATAGTATTGACTATGATAAATATCATTAAATACTTTTATATTGTTTATGAAAAATATATATAAATGTTGCTGTAAATCGAAGATACCGTTGGTTAAAAAATGTATTGTTAAATATATAATGGCAAAGTTTTTAGGGATATCAAATAGTAAATGGTTGTCTATAATATTATTGTTATGTGTGATAATAATTTCTTTAATATTTTCTTTAATGATGAATATTCGTCCTGTTTTACAAGAAGGTTTGTTGGAGGAAAGTAAGGTAGATAAAGTGAATTGTGAGTTTCGTAAATATGTGGAACTGGTAGAAGCTTTATGTAATTTTCATATAACAGGAAATACACCAACCGGAAATACTCCAAATTTGTCTCCATATATGTTGAAGGATAATACATATTTATTAAATTTAGGATTATCAGCATCAGATTCTTCAGTAGACGGTGAAATAATGGAACAGATAAATGTAGATAATATTTCATATACAGAAAAGATGAAGCGTGTATACAAGATTTATTCAGAAAAGAAGGAAACAATTGATAATAAAGGACTATTAAGTTTAATGAATACACATTATTCAAATCGTTTAACAATATTGAGTAGTTTTTTAATGGATCTTTCTAAGATGATATCTTCAGAGAATCAAGAAGATACAAACTTATCAAATAAGATAACATTAGCTATTGATAATCCTAAAGTGTTTTCAAATAATGCAGCATTAGAAAAGCCTTCATTTGAAGATTTATATAATGCATTTAAGAGTCAATATGAAGATAAATTTACATCAGGTTATAGTTGTTCATAAAACAATTCTCTAAGAGTTTCATAATCTGGTTTTTCTTGATAATTTAATTCATAACATATATGTAAATATTTAGCTATAGGTTCTGTATGATTTATACTACAAATATTTAATAATGTTTTTAATTTTTTATTATTCATCCTATTTTGATTATGAGGATGCATAATATCAATAATATCAAGATTTTGTTCATTATAGTTAATGAAGTTAGGTTCCCATAAACAATTTTGTTTGAGTAAATACAAGTATAAATATCCTAAAGATATGAGATCATCTCTTCTGGAATATTTAGAACCTTTATGAATATTAATACTGGTATATTTAGGAGTTCCAATAATAGTAGTAGATTCTTCATTATTTAAATGTAATGTACAATCTTCATTTACAAAAAAAGTAGCTAAACCAAAATCGATTAAAATGATTTCTCCATTTTGTACCATAAAATTTTGAGGTTTAATATCTCTATGAACAACAAATTTTTTGTGTATACTTTCAAATATTTCTAATAATTTCCACAAAATAATATTCAAATTTTTTATTGTAATATTTTTCTTTGTGATGTATTCATACAAATTTACTTGATAAAATGGAATAACTAAACAATATGAATCTTGTATTTTACCAAACCAATATACTGGTGGAATATTTTGAATATTTGAAGAATATAAATATTGTAAAATACGCGTTTCGTGTTTTAATGATATTATGTTAGGTTTATCAATTTTAATGGCAATTTCTTCTTCGTTTCTTATTTTTATTCCTTTATAAATGAAACCGAAGTTTCCAGATTTAATGAGTTTTTTAATTTCATATTTATTATTAATTATATGTGTTGGTTTATTTTGCATATAACTGTCATTAAGAATTGTATGTGTATTATTCTTATATTATTTAAATTTAAAGATATAAAAGTTCAAACACTATAGTAGATAATGAATGTACAAGAAATTTATGAAGAAGCACTAAAAGATCCAAAATTATTATCACAAATTGACGTGAATGAAATAATCTCTAAAGTGGATGAAAGACAAAACGCTTATTTAAAAAATGAAACTTTAGAGTCAGTTAGTAAAACAATATATGATGTATTAAGTGATGTAGAAAATATAGAAGAAGATACGGTAAAACAATATTTTGGAAAATTAAAAGGTTATCGATATGTAGATAATTTATGTGATTTGCGACCAGGATTATATATTAGATGGATTAGTTTAGGTGACTCAAATATAAATTTGACAAATGGTGCATTTTTCCAAAGTTCCAAGATTGGAGAAACTGTAAATATTTTATGCAAAAACTCAAGAAACCGATTTTTTACAATTTATTACGATGATTGCATTATATTTCAAAAATTGTCAATCGAAGAAGAAATAATATTATCCCTTCAAAAATAATAACATTTAGAAATATATTCTCAACATATTATATAAATATGGCAAATAGAACATTTAAGAGAAAGTCTACCAAGAACCAACTTGGAGGTAAAAAGGGAAAGAAAAAGACTAAGGGAAAGAAGCCTGCTAATCCTTGGATTACTCATGTTAAGAACTTTGCCAAGCAACAAGGAATCAATTATAGAGAAGCTTTGAAACATCCAGGCGTAAAATCTTCGTACAAAAAGATTGAATAAGTCTATTATATTTATTTCATATATTTGATAAGAAATAAATAATTATTTTCCAGTAGATCCAAATCCACCAGATCCACGTGTTGTACTTGATAGATCACTTTCATTTACCAATTCAACAGTAAACGGTTGAAGTGTTGGATCACATATTTGTAAAAGTCGCGTATGTTTTTCAACAGTAGAAATAGTTGTTTGTTGAACTTCTAATGTTCTGAATGCTCCCATTAATGTACCTCTATATCCTGAATCAATAATTCCTGTATGATTAGAAAGAATAAAAGGTGTTTTTGACATACTCGAACGTGGATACATGTAAAATCCAGTAGTTTTTCCATCATCATTTTGCATTTCACATTTCACATTCAAAGGAATCATAGTAGATAAAATAGTAGTTGAAATAACGGTTTCTTTAGGTACATATAGATCAAATCCAGAATTTGGAAATGGATCTTCCAACAAAGACTTATTATGTTTTTCTATTTGAGTTTTATATAATTCAACTAACTCTAGATCAGTTTTATCTACAGCGAGTTTTAAATGTGGCATCTAAAATATACATATTATAATTATAAATCTTTATATTTTTTAAAAATTTAATTTGATTGTTTGTTTTTTTTCCATTCTTCCCAACTGATTTTGTTTACGATTTCTTTTTTTTCAACAACATCTGTTTGATGTTCTTTATCTAATTTTTCTGATCTTTTTAAAGCAGAATCAACATATAATTCTTTCAATAATTTTCCAACCATAACTGAACCTTCATGTTGGTCGACTTTTCCTTCTTCAATCATATTCAAAACACCTAATAATCCTCCCATGATATCCAAGTTTAATTCATCTTTCAAAATTCTATTGAAAATATCACTATAATTAGTAAATAAAAATGATGCATGATTAGAAGCAAGTTCTCTAAATGTTTCAGGTTCACTTTGATATAAAGTGTTTTTTTCTAGTTTTAATAATTCTATTTTTCTAATATCATCTCTTATTTTAAAACTATGTTTTACCTTTCTTATATTTTCAGTATTATCTTCACAGTCTGAGTTATTTATGAGATTTTTTAGATCCAAGCTTTCTTCGGGAGTTAATTTAGACATTATGTATTTTTGTTTGGATATACATATACCAAAACAAAAAACTTTATATATATTTATCTCAAACATATTATTTAGAAGTTTTTTTCTGATTATTCTTTATATTAACCATGAAAGGTGAAATGATCATAGTAATTTTGTTGGTTCTTGTAATCCTATTTTTGTGTACAGGATTCGGATCATACAATGTTAGTCCTTATTCTGGCAAATCATCTTCTTTACAATTTTCTAATGTTGAAGGATTTAATACTTTGGCATATTCCACTTTGGAAGCTCATACTGCAAAAGATGATACTAAATTAAATCATTCAATTGAAAAAGACGCAAGTAAATGTAAAAAAGTTAGTGGTTTTAACGGTTGTGGTGTATTTTGTGATCCTTCAGCACCTTCTCAAAAAGTCGATATTTATTCAGATGCTAAAGGAGATCTAAATTGCAAAGGAGTTGGATATTACAATTCTCGTGGACCACTTTGTCTAGATCAAAATATGATTCAACAATTGAATACACGTGGAAATAATTCTTCAAATATCCCTTCAGATGTAGCCGGTTCATCTGTCTAAGTTTTTAAATTACCATCTTCATCCAAAGATCCTGGTTCAAAAGTAATCATACACTTAGAACAATATCGAATTACTTGACTTCTTTCAGGAGTTATATCAATAAAATCAGTTACAATATTATGATTACAATTTTCAATTAAATATTTATCGATTGTTTCTAAAATATATGTGTAATCTCCGTTCATATTTTCTTTAGATAGTCGTAATAATACATCTTTTGCTTGTGTTATACAATAAATATCGTCCATAACTATAAATATTTTATAAATTAGTTTTTATGTAATTTATAAAAAAAATAAAGTTTTATACCTAAACTCTAGCTACTACTTTTAAATCGAAGATACTTTTTTAAATATACATAGATAATAGACTTTGTGATTGTTTTTCCTCATTTTTAATGAGTTTATCTACATGTTGTTTTTCAACAACAAATGGGAATGATACATCAAATCCAATATCTTTAGCAAATATATTATCTTCACCAGGCTTAACTAATCTATACAAATTCAATTTTGTATGAATAATTTCCAAACATCTTTTCATATTTCTTACACCTTGTTCTTTTTGAGTCCAAATTTCATTTGAAATAATATATTGTATGATTTCATCTGAAATAACTACATCTTCTTGTGTAAAATTAACTTGTTCGCGTATTTTTGGTAACATATATTTTCGTGCAATAACTAATTTTTCCTTTGCATCATATCCTTTTGTTTGAATACGATACATACGATCTTTCAATACTGGATTTACACGTGATTCATCATTATAACTAAATATGAATAAACACTTGGATAAATCAAAGTCTACATCTGAAAAGTATTTGTCATGAAATTGTGAATTTTGTGTAGTATCCGTTAAATGTGTTAAAATTCCTGTAATTTCTTCACCTTTTGGAGTATCACTAATTTTATCCAATTCATCGAAATATATAACAGGATTCATACACTTACTATTAATCAATATTTGCACAATTTTACCATGAGTACTACCTTCATATGTATATGAATGACCTTCTAAGAAACTAGCATCACCGGTTCCACCTAAAGGTATGAACGAAAATTCTCTACCTAAAATTTCACTAATTCCTTCTTTAACTAATGTAGTTTTACCTGTTCCGGGAGGTCCTTTTATAGCAATAGCTGTTCCCATAGCATTTGGATTTGTTATCCATTGACCAATCATTTGCATAATTTGTAATTTAGCATCATCTAAACCATAAACACAATTATCGAGTTTTTGTTTGGCATTTACCATGAAATTATGAGAAGTCTCAATACCATCTTTAATATTAACTTCTAGATTATTATATTTACAAAAAGGTATTTTCATGAATGTATCAATCCAGTGTTTTATTTTATAATATTCAGATTCACCGGGTTCCATCGTTTTTAACACATTTAATTTTTCCATAGCTTGTGCTTTTAACATAGGAGGAATAGGAGACTCTAATAGTAATAATCTGTATGGTTTATCAGTCTTTATAGACTTATTAATTTCTTTAAGATCTTTCATAATCTTCACTTGTTCAGAATTAGAAAGTTTCTTTTTGAAATAGTTAATTTCAGACATTTTGGTACGATTATCACAAGTGACTAATTTTCTAAATTCTTTGGTATTATTTTTTCTAGAATCTTTGATTAGTTTTCCAATTTCCTTTTTGCAGTTTTTCAAAGCATTCAACAAAAATTTGGATTTTGGATTTTTGTGTAATTTTTTAATCAAATCTTTTTTCATAGTCAATAGTTCCATATATTCTGATTCAACATTAGGATTGATTATACACTCTTCATCTGATGTTTCCTTGTTTTTCTTGTTTTTCTTTTTCTTTTTCTTGGAAACTGAGTCTTCTACTTTTTCATATTGACCTTTCATAAATGTCTCTTCATCATCAGTATCACATTCTTCGTCTTCATCATCATCATCATCGTCCTCAAAATCAATATCCTCTAAAATACCATTATCATTCTCTAATGATAACACAATACTTATTTGATTTTCATCACTTTCTTGTTTCTTTTTAGATTTTTTCTTCTTATCTATTGTTTCTTCAGAATTTTCACTTGTTTCTTCCGAATTTTCAATAGTTATTTCATCATCCGCATCTGAACCATCTTCACTATCAGATTCATGTTTGGATTTTTTCTTTAATTTTTGTTTATTTGTTGATTTTGATTTTTTAGACTTTTTTGATTTCTTTTCAATCTTTTTATGCTTTTCTTCATTATCTGAATCTTCTTTTTTAGATTTTTTATTAGATAACTTTTTATTAGATAGTTCAGCTTTTTCAGCCTTTTCTTTTGAATATCTTGATGGAAATAATTCATACAGAAATTTCATATATTCTTTTTTATTAACTTCAGGATTTTCTTCATCTTCATCATTTTCAATATAATCTTCATCATCTTCATCATCTTCATCATCTTCATCATCTTCATCACTAACAATAATACGTTTATGTTTTTTTGTTGACTTAGATTTTTTCTTAGACTTTTTTTCAGATTCAGATTCAGATTCAGATTCAGATTCAGATTCGGATTCAGATTCAGAATCAGATTCAGAATCAGATTCTTCACTATTTTCATCACTATATTCAGATTCTTCACTACTTACCTCAGTTTCAGTTTCCCAAATGTCTTCTTCAGATGAAGAATCATCATCTTTGTTTTTCTTCAATCTACTTTGTTTAGTATCTTTAATAGTTCTTGGCATAATTAGTAATTCAATAATGTATGATTATATGTTTAATATATTTTATAAAAAAATGAATCAATTTTTTGAAATAATATATGTAGTAAAATAATTTTATAAATGAAATTAAAAAATTGATTTGAAATCATTTAAAAATATAATACATATAATATATAGTGTTTGAGTAATATGTCACGTAATGAATTTAATAAACACCCATCAAGAATTATTGGTATTCAATTTAGTATTATGTCTCCAGATGAAATAAGAAAAAATTCCGTAGTTCAAATAACAACACGTGATACATATATAAATGGAAAACCAGTAGTTGGAGGATTATTTGATCCTCGTATGGGTTTATTAGAAAAAGGTTTTGTGTGTCCAACAGATGGACATTCATATATAATTTGTCCTGGATATTTTGGTCATATTGAAATGGCTCGTCCAGTACTATTTGTTCAACATATGAAAGAAATAATAAAAATATCAAAATCGGTTTGTTATAAATGTAGTAAATTATTATTAAATAAAGACCAACATAAACATATATTAGAAAGATCATCACATGAAAGATGGGAATATGTAACAAATTTAGCTTCAAAAATAAAGCGTTGTGGTGAATCAACTGAGAATGGTTGTGGATGTAAACAAGCGGATAATATTAGTTCAGAATCATTTGATAAAATTCAAGCAACTTGGAAGAATATGGGACGTTCAAATAATCCAGATGAAGATGATCGTAGTGATGTAGTAATTCGTCTAACACCAGAAATGTTGTTAAAAATATTTCGTCGTATTTCGGATGAAGATATTCACTTTATGGGATTAAGTCCAATTTATTCTAGACCAGAATGGATGATATGTCAAGTATTACCGGTTGCTCCTCCAGCAGTTCGACCATCAGTAAAGCATGATGCACAACATCGTTCTGAAGATGATCTTTCTCATATTTATAGTAATATAGTAAAAACAAATTCTGAGTTATTAGATAAAATACAAAATAATGCAAATCAAAATATAATTGATAATCAGACTATGGTATTACAATATTTGACAGCTATGTTGTACAATAATAAAGTAAAAGGTGCAGCACCTATGGCACAACGTTCTGGTCGTCCATTAAATTGTATTCAAAATAGATTGAATTCAAAGACTGGTCGTATTCGTGGTAATTTAGAAGGAAAACGTGTGGATCAATCAGCACGTTCTGTGATTGGTGCTGATGCAAATTTATCAATTAGACAATTAGGTGTTCCTTTAAAAATAGCAAAAAATCTAACAAAGCCGGTTGTGGTAAATGATCGTAATCGTGATTATTTGATGACACTCATACAAAATGGTCCAGATGAGTATCCTGGCGCGAAAATCTTGAAACGCAAAAACGGCGAATCCATTTCTCTTCGTTATATCGACCGCAATTCTATTGTGTTGGAAAACGGAGATATTGTTGAAAGACATATGATGGATGGTGATGCGGTACTTTTCAATAGACAGCCATCTTTACATAGAATGTCTATGATGTGTCATATTGTGAAGATTATGAAAAAAGGAGATACATTTAGAATTAATGTAGGAGTAACAAAACCTTACAACGCCGATCAACTTCGCTAATCGAGGTCGGCAACAGGGAGCCTTAAAAGGGTGCTACTCCCTAGTGTATAAATTAATAAATTAAAAATTTATATGCGACATACCTTGATGCTGGAACGTCCTTAGAGCCTTAACTACCACCCTGTAATGGAAACGTTATAAGGGGAACTCGGTTAATTACCGAACCCAACGGTCATAATGTTAAGGATTGGATAATCAGCAGCGTTACTATCTAAGTCCGTTTTGATAGGATATGATAGGCGTTCAGAGACTGAACGGGTATGGGTGAATGATGAAGGTCTAATCAACCTGAGTTTGCTTAAGATACAGTCCTTCCTACTGGGAAACCTTTAGGGGAACTTGACTGCAAATATGTAGTCAAAAAGTTCGATGGCGATGAAATGAATATGCACATGCCCCAGAATATATTGGCAGAAACAGAACTTCGACATTTGGCGGCTATTCCATATCAATTGGTGAGTCCTTCTGCTAATGCACCAATAATAGGAATTTTCCAAGATTCTATGTTGGGTTCTTATTTATTTACAAAAGCTCACAGAAAGATGTCTCCAAGAGAAGCGATGAATTTGTTGATGTCTTATAAGAAAGTAGATGTTGAAAGTATTCGTAAAAATCAAAAGAATTTATCAAATTTTGACATATTGAGTCAAATATTATCACCAATCACATTAAAGTATAAAACAAATTTGTATGATGAATCTGAAGATTTCGAAACATCAAATAATGTTTTGGAAATTCGTAACGGAAGATATGTTCGTGGTCAAATAGATAAGTCAGTTCTAGGTGGAGGTTCCAAAGGTATCATACATAGAATATGTAATGACTTTGGAAATATGGCTGCATCAAATTTCATAGATGATATTCAAAATATAATAACTGAATTTATGAAGACGTGTTCATTTAGTGTAGGAATTAGTGATTTGATAGCAAATACAAAAACAAATGAAGAGATTACACAAGTAATAAATTCTAAGAAGTTAGAAGTTCAATCGGTAATTGATAAGATACATTTGGGTATTTTTGAGAATAATACATCATCTTCAAATATGGTAGAGTTTGAGACAACATTAAATGGAATATTGAATAAGGCAACTGATCAAGCTGGTTCTATTGGTAAAAAGAGTTTGGGTAAAAACAATCGTTTTGTTCAAATTGTAGTATCAGGATCTAAAGGTAGTCCAACAAATATTTCTCAAATGATTTCTTGTTTGGGACAGACTAATGTAGATGGAAAAAGAATTCCTTATGGTTTTGATGGTAGAACATTACCTCATTACAGTAAATTCGATGATTCTCCTGAAGCTCGTGGATTCATAGAAAATTCTTATATTGATGGATTAACTGCTCCTGAATTGTTCTTTCATGCCATGGGTGGTCGTATTGGGTTAATAGATACTGCAGTAAAAACAAGTACTACTGGTTATATTCAAAGAAGATTGATTAAAGGATTGGAAGATTTGAAAGTAGAATATGATATGACAGTTAGAAATAATATGGGAAAAATCATACAATTTGCTTATGGTGATGATGGTTTTGATTCTACACGTGTTGAAAATCAAACATTACCTTTGGTAGGAATGTCGGTTGAAGATGTGTACATGCATTATGATATTGTTGGAATAAATGATGAAAAATCTGATTTATTGAATGTGTATGAAAAATCAACAATAACTCGTATGAAACGTCAACGTAAAGAAACACAAAAGAAATGTCAAAAATATATTGAAAATTTATTGGATTCACGAATTAGTATAATAGAAAATGTATTTAATAATAAGAATGATAATGGTGTTAAGTCTCCTGTTGCATTTCAAAATATAATTAATAATATTCAAGGTCAAATGGGTTTAAATAGTAATTCAACTGTAGATATTACTCCTTTGGAAGCTTTTGAATTAATTGAAGATACATTTGATACTTTGAAAACTATAAAATTATGTCCACCCAATTTATTGTTTGAAGTGTTGTATTTCTATTATTTAAGTCCAAAAGAGTTATTAGTCATTAAACGTTTTCATAAAAAGGCACTTCAACTATTATTAGAAACTATAATAATGAGATATAAACAAGCATTAGTACATCCAGGAGAAATGGTTGGAGTAGTTGCAGGTCAAAGTATTGGTGAACCAACAACACAATTAACTTTGAATACTTTTCATTTAGCAGGTGTGTCTACAAAATCAAATGTTACTAGAGGTGTACCTAGAATAGAGGAGATTTTGCGTTTAACAAAGAATCCCAAAAATCCATCTTTGACGGTATATTTGAATCCTATAGATGAAGTAGATAAGACGCGTGCTGAGAATTATTCACATATGTTGGAACATACAAAATTGGAAGATGTAGTAAAAAGTATTAAAATTTGTTTCGATCCAATTGAACGTACTACAATAATAAATGAAGATCAACTATTATTGAATCAGTTTTATGAATTTGAAGATATAGTAAATGAATGTAATGACGTGGAGAAAAATGATGAACCAAAATCTAAGTGGATTATTCGTATGGAAATTGATGCAGAAGCATTATTAGAACGTAATATTACTATGGATGATATTCATTATGCAATTAAAGAGAGTCATAAAGATAACATAACTTGTGTATTTTCAGATTATAATGCAGATCAATTGATTTTCCGTATAAGAACATCTGGAAGTTTATTAAAAAAGAAAGAGTCTTTGAAATCTAAAACAGCAACAACAACAATAGATCAAAGTGATGAAATTTATTTGTTGAAAAACATTCAAGATAATTTGTTACAAAATATTGTTCTTCGTGGTGTAAATAAAATAAAAAATGTTATGCCAAGAAAATTATTAAATATGAAAACACAATTACCAGAATCAGTTATAAAACGTGATGGTAAATATCAAATAAATGATATTTGGGTATTAGATACTACTGGCACAAATTTATTGAGTGTTTTAGCTAAAAAATTCATAGATTATACACGAACACATAGTAATGATATTAAAGAAGTGTATGATGTATTGGGTATTGAAGCAGCACGACAAGTAATTTATAATGAATTTGTAGATGTCATGGAATTTAGTGGTGTTTACATTAATTATCATCATTTGTCATTATTATGTGATAGAATGACTTGTTCTAAAAATATGGTACCAATTTATCGTTCTGGTTTATTAAATGATAATATTGGTCCTGTTGCAAAAGCTACATTTGAAGTTCATACAGAAGTATTATTAGATGCTGCACGTCATGGTGATTTTGATACTATGAGAGGTGTATCTGCAAATGTTATGTGTGGTCAACGTGGTTATTATGGAACAAATTCATTCAACGTTGTATTAGATACAAAAGAAATGATAAAAATGAATGATGAAATAGTGGAAATATCGGATAAGAAGAAGGAAATTGAACAAGCTTTTGGATTTTCAGAAAACAAAACAGATGTGTGTGCCAAATCAAACATTTCTATTTCTAATTACATACATGCAATAAAACCAGAAAATATAGGTGTATGCGATGATAGTTACGATATTGGTATTTAAACTCATACAAAATAATTTCTATAAATATAATAAATACACTAATTATTATATTTGAGTATGTCCAAAAATAAATTGTATATATTTTTATGTTTGATTATCCTATTATTTTCTTGTTGTAGCAAAGTTTACACAAACAAAATAATTGAAAATATGTATCCCCAAAGTGATGTTGATGAACACAAATCAGTACTTACTTTATATAGAAAACATGGTGTAAATGGACGTATAAATAATCTTATAAAAACATATTACGAAAATGGAGATGTTGAAACCGATAAAAAATTAATGAATTTTTTTATAGATACTCTTTCTATTAAAAATTTGAATAATTGTGATACAATTAAAGGATATCCTGCATTATTCATTACAGTTTTGCATTCAATACATTTTCTTCCTTACAACGAACTTATAGAAAAATATCCAAAAATGATTACTGATGAATATGATTATACAGAAATAAAAAAAATATACATATGTGCACATAACATGTATCATTCGGATACTATAAAAATGTCTTGTAAGAAAATGATGAAAACAAATTGTTCTGCACAACTTGCACCAATGGTACAAGAAATTAATAGGTCAATTGATTATTTTATAAATAAACAAATATAATATTGAATATTTAGTATCTTCGTTATTATATGTTATAACCAAAGGTATATGTATATATAATATGTTAGTAATATAATATATACATATACAAAATGAATTATACTTTTATTATTATTATTTCAATATTTTTACTATATTTTATTTTTTTATACAATTTGTATATTGAACATGAAACTTATATTATAGAATCGAGAATACCTTTGATTGAATCATTTGATTCGAACCATTGTCCAGATACTACTCCAGATGATTCAACAAATAGTATGGAAATAAATAGTTCTCAGTTTATTCAAAAAGAGAAAAAACTTAATAGTGAAGCATTAAGCGGATTTTATAAACATCATAGAGGTATTACTTGGATTGTTAAACCATTTTTAGACAATTATTATTATAATGATCCACCAACACAATCTCCCGGTGTTTTAATTTGGTGTTTTGCTTCATGGACTAGTTGGGTACCAAAAATTCATACATGCCATTTAACATTATGTATTCCTGTAATATTTACAAATATATTGTGTGATTTATATACACTTAAGTATGATGAAGTTAAAAAACATTTTGGATATATGGTGTATTCCCGTCAAGATTATTCACGTTTAAAAAGTATATATACTAATTCGGCTAATTTAAGATCTCAAGTTATTACACTTTATCAAACTACTAATGTATGTGACCACTGGAGACAAGAAACTGCACATCTTAATTTGGCTAATAGTGTAAACGATGATATTAGATATTTTGTGGATAGATGTTTTAATATTAGTGGAGATCAAATAACTAACAACGGTCGTTGTCGTATACCACCAAATAGAGTTGTTTTAGATTATGATTTATATAAACCTCTGAAAAAGAAAAATAAAAAGAAAGGATTCTGTGTAATTTCTTAACAATAATATATAATTTTATATAAAGGATGAAATATTTTTTTGTTATTGTAATTTTAGTTATATTTATTTTATCAATATCTTATTATCAAACTATTACAGAAATTTCAAAAGAATTATTTATTGAAACATTTATGCCTCCTAGTGAGACTAGTATTTCAAATGATGTTGAACTTAAGAAATATTTTAATTATGTATATAGTGAAGCTAGTACAGCAACAGATACTTGTGCAAAAATAAATAAATTAGCAGATTTAGTTCCAACTTATTTAAGTATGTTATATAAACAAACAAAAAATGCCAAAGGAATTAGAACACTTAAAAAGAAATATCCTTTCATATTAGGTTCCGACTTTGATATTGATAATCTAGTAGCTCTTTATGTATCTGCATCTAATTTACCTACAAAGGATCAACTTGATAGACATAGAGATGGAGCTGACAATTGTTATAGACCACAAGTTCATGGAGCAGCCGGAGATATGGAAAATTGTATGAATCTTTTAGAATATTTTTATAGTAAACCAAATCCTCCTACAGATCCTCCTACACAATCACCTGCTGTATATGGAGCACCACCACCAAGTATCGATATTGCTGGAGAAGACGACCTAAGAAGATTTATTGAAACGGCATATATTACAGTAACTAAAACACAAACTGAAACTGGTACTACTTACTCTGATTGTGCTAAAATGAACTGGTGTAGTATTTGGATTCCTGCCGCGTTAACACCAATAGTTGAAAATTATAGTTTTAATGAATTACTTTTGAATTATCCTAATTTACTTTCTAATGTGTATGATATTGACGCATTTTATAGTCTTGTTCTAACATCAAATAATTTAGCGGGTGTAAATAGTGATTGTGAAGCAGAAAATTCTGACATAATAAACAATTCATTAAAGGGAGCATACAGAGACGTTGTAAAATATCTAAAATATTTCTTCGGTAAGCCCAAAACAGTTTTAAGACCACCTGGTGGAGACCTTATGGATACACAATCCTAAAGTTGATTATTCATATTTATTATATTCTAAATATGAATTAATGCCTTACATGTATTATATTTATTTTAAAAATTCTTTAATAGAAATTTTATTTTGAGAGCTTTTTCTAAAGTCCTCTTCAAAATTCTCACCCAAGTCTTTCAATTCTAATGGAGTCTCTAACAAAGTAAATTCAGATAAGAAATTAGAATTTCCTTGTATTTTTTCTGTGTAATACCTAATAAAATAATATTCAGTTGGAATTGGTTTATTACCATAATCACTACACAGATTTAACCATTTTATACCCGGAATAAGTGTTTTAAATCCAAGAGATGTAAACAATATAATAGGTAATTTCAAGTGATGTGAAAGTAACCAAATATCTAATCCAGACAAATTATATGTTTCACTCATAATCAAATCATCAAAGTTCATTTTCTTTGTAATAACAGAATCAATTTGTTTTTTCTTTCCTTGTTCTCGCAATATACTGAATATTTTGGATTTAGACGAATCATTATCCATATATTCGTTATAAATTGTTTTTAAAGAGGTTTTTAAGTTTTCGATGGATATATCAGTTTTATATATTTGTTTGAAAATGAAAATGATTATAAAATAAGTACATGTGTGTGTTTTATTTAAAATAAATTCTTTTAATTTTTTTGGAAATACTTTACGCCAATAACTATTTTCGTTTCCAATAATTGCACGTTTTTCGTCAATACATTCAATTTCCATAACATCGTTTGTTTCTATTTCAGTTTCATCTGGCACTTGTTGTGAGTTGGTTAATAAATTAGAGTATTTTTGTGTTTTTATAGGATGGGCAATATCATAAGAAATATTAGCATCTTGTGTATATTTAAATGGTTTAAGTTTTGAGAAGTATTCACTATTTATTAAAGAATCTATGAATATCATTTCATGTTTATTTAAAGTATATTGATTATTAATAATATTTATATAACTCTTTGGATCCAACATAAAAGATTGAATACGTTTATATCGCAAAATTTCATCACTTAAACGCTGAAAGTATAATTTATCATTTAATGCATCGCTCAATAAATGTTTTTTTGGTATTAATAATTTACGTTTACCATTTTCAACCATGCAATATTTTTTATCATTATTTCCTTTACAATCACTCAATTCCGTTAAAGACATTAACACCATTTCATCATAATCAATAAATTTGACATACGGATCACATAATTTATGTATATCTTTTTGTATTTCACTTAATTTATTGAAATATAATACTTTAGGATTTTCAATAATATTTTGAATGTTTTGTTTTATTTTGTAATTATCATGTTCATTTAATAACATTTTACAAATATAACGAAATACTTCATAAAATTGAGTTTCTAGAGATATTTTCTGTATAGTTTTAATACGCTCAGAGTCTTCATTTTTATTTATAGTTAATTCTTTGTCAGCTAATATATAATTTTCACCTTTAATAATTTTTAATTCATCTTTGTAAATATTTTCAGACGGTTCATCCAACATAATAAATTGGTTGGTTTCTGTTATAACTCCTACAATTAATAGATCTTCTATAACTTTTATAACAGGATTACACAAAATACGTTTTTTCGATTCTTTTGAAATATGTTGTAATATTTCACGAGTATTTAAATAATCAGTATATAATTGTGGATCGTCCATAAAAATCATTTCATAATCACTTAATAAAGCACTTGGAGTACATGGTAAATAAATATTTACTTTATTAGATTTATGTGTGAGACTAACAAATAATCCAATTGTTTTTCTTTGATAATTTATAATTTGGTTTAAAACAGTATATTTCATACGCAATACTTCTATTTTTAAAGATTCTGCATCTATATTTTGTTTGAATTCATATGTTCTAGGTAAACTAGAAAATGGAGTACAATATTGTTTGATACTGTTACGAATTATTTTTAAAGCCTTAGTGATATTATTTATACCTTGCGATTCATAGAATAATTTACGAATAACATCTTGTGACTGTTTTGTTTGTGTATCAAACATATAAACTGGTTCAAAAAATTCATCGTGTTTAATTATAATAAAAGTTGGTTTTTTATTGTCATAATATACACTTGAATAAGTTGATGTTGGACAAATTAATTCAATATTATCACGCATATCATTTTCTACAATTTTTAAAATAGCTAGATTTAACCCATTTGGAAAAAGTTTAGGGTTAGGGATACAGACAATATCCCATAAAAATGTGTAATCAATATGTGAATTTTCATCTAATAAGAAATTTATAAAATTTTCATATGCAGCGATTGTTTCTAATACAATATCATTATTATTAACATCACCGTGATTTATATTTATTTTTTGAAAGAATCGTTTTTGCATACTTTTTATAAACTCACTATCTTCATATTTAGAAATATCAATATCATCTTCATTATATGTTTTTGGTTTAAAAATAGAGAAAAAACTTCCGTTATGTAATTTTAAAAAAATATCAATATTAATAATTTGTGATATTTCTTTACACATTTCATTTATTGTGTATACATTATTTTTACCGTGTAATGTAGAATATATGTCAGCAATACATCCTACAAATGATTTGTTTGATGTTTGTTCTACACCGTAACGTAAAAATACTTGTGTTTTATCTTTTAAAATAGCACTATTTTCTTTTTTAACAGATTTGGAATTATCTGTTTGTAAAAACAATTGAACACTCATAGGTAAAAATCCTTTTCTATGTTCTTCAATAGGGTATGTATCAACGGATATAATGTATGCTGTATCTGATTTTGTTTTTTTTAATGATTTTGATACTTTTGTTGAACTTTCACATTCTTTACGACGTTCAACCATATATGAACTATCCCAATCTCGTTTAAAACAACAAGGTAAACAATGACCTTTAGAATGTTTTCCTGTAATGAATCCAGGAACACTTTCATCTTTAAATTTGTAATAATAATGTCCTTTAGGAACTCTTGAAGCATTTCTGGGAATTTCTTTACCACATTTTCCAGATTTTATATCTTCTTCACTCATAGGAGCGTTTGTTTTCAAACACCAATATTTTGGACATACAAACCAATTTTTATTTTTAGGATCACTTCCATATTTAATAGAATAATTAATTGAACCAGGATATTTCTTTTCAATATCTTCTTTTTCTTTATTTGTTAAAGGAATTGGTTGACGTACTTCTGACCACTGACATATACTAGAATATGATTTGAACTTTCCTTCATTTGTTGTTGAAAATAAAACTGGATCTAATTTTCGCATTTTTGTAAGAAAAATATTAGCATTATCTTGTTTTAATTTCATATTATCAATATTTATTTCTTTTTCTTCTTGTAAATCTTCTTCTTGTAAATCTTCTTCTTTTAAATCTTCTTCTTTTGTCCCACCAGTTTGTTCATTATCTTCGTCTTCATCATCTTCAAATTCTTCAAACTCTTCTGAAAACATTAAATTGGATGTAGGTAATTTATCAGGTGCTTCTTTTAGAACTTCAAAATCAGCTTCGGTAAGGAAAGCATCCGTATAATCATCCAAATCACCAAATTCAGATTGTTTTTTATCAATAATTTGTGTATGAGTTTCATCTTGTATATTTGGTTCTCCTTTTTCATTTTCTTCTTGATCTGAATCATCTTCAAAATCATTCATAGTATACATAATGTCTTCGTTTTCTTCATCATCGTCAGGTTCATCTTCAAAGACATATGGTTTTATATTCCGAGGTTCAGGAGCACGAGTAATATTAATAATATTAGGCAGTTGAACAATTTCTTCTTTGGAAGCATTTTTCAAACATATATTTGTAATTTCACTTTTGAGAACATTAGTAGATTTAGGTTCTTGTGAAATACGTAATAAACTATCAATATATATGAATAATATTTTTGAGTAATCGATTGAATCAGTTATAGTAATATTTGCTGTAAATATATTTTCAATTCCTTTTACATCTAATTGACACAATAAACCGGGACTATTTGCTACATCCAACCTTTTATTCACAAAATAACCTTCTAATTGTTCATATTCATCCATAAATTTCTTATATCTTTCTTCTGCTGAAGTAATATTAATATCATAATATTTCGATATTTCCATAATAACAGTCTTATGTGCATTATATTTTTTGATTAATTCAGATATAAATATATCTTGTGCATTCATTTCAGTATAATTATCAATACGTTTATACCGTAATATGGCACCATCTTGAATATCATCTTCAATAATATCAAATACACTTTTCAAACAATTTTCATACTGTTTGATAGTAAGTTTTTCATTTAATTTGAATTTAATTTGATACATAGCTTCAATAATTACAACATTTTCATCATATATATTTTCAAACATTTTTAAGGTATATCCACTTTTTTGTAAAAAATCATTAATAGTAATTAAGACTCCATTTAAAGAAGATTTAATAATAATTTCTAATTCTTCAATAGTAGATGATTTTTTCAAATTTCCATACACATTAATATTTCCATTACGTTCTAAATCAATATATATGTCACCTTTTTCATTAACTACATAAAATGATATTTGATTACTTTTTCCAATATCTTTGGATAATTTTATAATAATATTTTTTTGTAAAAATGGTATTTTTTCTCCATATTTTGTAATGTTTTCACTGTAAAATCTATATATATTTTCCCTTCTTAATCCTGGATTATATTTAATGAATGGTATTTCTTTAATGGAATGTATATTTTTAAAGATGGCATCTAATGGTAATATGTATTTAAATTCTGGATATATAGTAATATAAAACGAATAAATACCTTTATCTACATAATCAAGTTCATTTTTACGTTGGTAATATACTTTATAAAATAGATCTATTTTTTCATAATGTTTGAATACATTTTTTGTGAGTTTATTTTTATTTTCTTTTAGAATTTCTTCTTTATGTTGTCGAAATAGATTATAAGATGTTATATTACGATCATACAATAATGGAAAATACATCATAAGTAATGATTCTTCTTTTAAATCATTTTGTTCACCATATTTCAAGACATTTTCTGCCAAACATACATAAATAATATTATCTGAAAATAATGCATTTTTATAATGTAATAATACATGGTTTTCAAAGCATAATAATTGATTTTCTAAAGAAAAATTCAAAGATTCATCATACATAACATCATATGGATTTACTGGAAAAATAGCATCTATTCTTTTCTGAAATCCTCTACCCAAAGGTATATTAACATTATCTTGTAATTTTAATTTTAAAAAATCAGTTTTAGTATATTGTTTTGATTTGTTTTGAGTATTTTCACCATTAGTATAATTAACAATTAATTGTGTAAATTCATTATTATTTAATATTCTTTGTTCTCCTACATATTGATCATAAATATAAGAATTTGAATATGTTTGTTTTGCTTTACTAAATAGATACATTTCTTCATAAGAATACATATAATTTAGATCATGTACAATTTTATTTTTGATGGTTTTAATGGTATCATCTTTATGAATAAATTGATCGGAATATCTATATGCAATATTTTTTTCATTTATGAATTGTTTTTCTTCTACAGAAAATGAATTTTGATATCTGGTTTCATCGTCAATTTTTAAATGTTCATCATAGACAATTATATGATTAATATCTCCATTTTCATCTAAAATGCATATTTTATATAGTTCTTTTGTTGTTTCTTTTTTTGTTGTCATAAACTTATTTATATATACTATGTATTATTTTTATATAAATAAGAAGTCATTTGAATTTAATTATTTATCATAATATGGGTTGTCGCGTATTTTCATACTACAATATTGACGCGGATTATTTTTATAATCGACGGGATTATGTATATTGGCTTCTTTTGCTTCTTTCAATAAAAATTTAAAGTTGTCCCAAAATTCAGTTTTATGACCTATTGATTTTGTCATAATGTGTGATAATTCATGAATTGCTACAAAAAGTAATGTATCACCGTCAATTAACTCGTCATTTTTATTTTTTTCAGTATTTAAACAGAATGCTAATTTTTCTCCTTTATTTTCACTATATGCAGTATATTCACTTGTAGGGAGTGTTTCTGAAATATTTTTTGGATTAAATTTTTCTTTCATTCTTTGGACATTTTCATTATCTGGGTATTTATCAGCAACATAATCAACAAGTTCTTTACATTTATTTGCAGTAGAAGCTAATAAATCTGCTGCATTTTCCAATTTTTTACGTTCTCTTACACAATATTTATTTCCATTTACAGAAGATACCACACATTTTAAGTCAAATGAATGCATATTATCTAAATAAACATAAAAACAAATAAATAATAAAGTGCCTATTACAAAATATCCAAAAATATCCATTAATTCCATTTTTAATAATTAATATATATTAAAGAAATATATTGTTAAACTCCATAATAAATCACTATTAAACCAAAGGTATCTTCGATTAAACCAAAGGTATCTTCGATTAAACCAAAGGTATCTTCGATTAAACCAAAGGTATCTTCGATTAAACCAAAGGTATCTTCGATTAAACCAAAGGTATCTTCGA